AATAGCTGATGCTGTAATGTTTGCTACAGTTAAACCAATAACTGTTGTAGTCGTAGACGCAGGTACAGTATAAACACTTGTTTGGGATGTGCCTATTGCTGAACTAACTGCGTTTTTAAAAGTGTTAGCCATTCTTTATTTCCTCATCCTAACGCAATAGCTAAAGCAAGTGCATCATCTGCTAGTGCATAACGTGCATCGCTTTCGTTTTTAGTATAGTGGGTAGCTAATGAGAAGGTACCGTAGGCTACAATGTCTACGATGTCTCCTGCTGTAGCACCCGTTGTCAGTACAATAGCTGTACCTGACGTAGCAGTAAAATCTGTACCTGCTAATAGTTTAATACCGTTAAGGTATACATCTACATAACCTGTATCATAGGTTGCTGCAAAACTTGTTTGACCACTTGTGGCTGTGTACGTGTTTCTACTTGATGTACCGTTTACAGATGAACCTGCAGCTTGCCACCCAGAGCCACCGTACACAAACATTATATCAGAAGTAGTATTAAAGTACAAGGCTCCAGTTATAAGAGCATCACCATCATTGTCTAGTGCAGGAGCAGTAGTCTTAGCACCTAAGTACCTGTCATCAAAGTCATCATATGATGCAGCCGCATCTGTCGCACTAGAAGCTGCAGCAGTAGCTGAGTTAGCTGCGTTAGTTTCGCTTGTTGCAGCATTAGTCTCTGATGTAGCCGCTGCAGCAGCACTTGCAGAGGCAGCAGTAGCTGATCCTAGAATGCTATCAACATATGTCTTGTTTGTCAAGTCTGGACCGTTGACAGGAGCATAAGTAGTTGTAACTTTAGAGCTACCCATGTCAATAGCACCTGTCATAGTGCCACCAGATAAGTCTAGGAAGTTAGTTGTTACATAGTTCTGTGTAGCTGCATCCTGTGCTGCAGTAGGATCACCTAGTCCAGTGATCTTGTTTGTACCCATAGCAATAGCACCAGTCATCGTACCACCTGCTAGTGGGAGCTTGGTTGCTATGCTTGTTGTAATAGTTGTGGAGAAGTTAGGGTCATCACCTAGAGCAGCAGCTAGTTCGTTTAGTGTGTCTAGTGTACCTGGAGCTGAGTCTACAAGGTTAGCTACTTGTGTGTCTACGTACCCTTTTGAAGCAGCATCTCCTGAAGCTACAGGAGTAGACAAGTTAGTAATAGTAGCAGTAGTAGCTGCGTCCATGTTCAATGTGCCGTTGATAGTCACATCGTTAAATGTAGATGAACCACTTGAAGCTGTAACGTTACCTGTTACATCACCTGTCAGATCACCAGTTACGTTGCCTGTAAGATTACCTGTAACGTTTCCTGTGACAGGTCCGACAAAACTAGTTCCTGTAATCGTTGTGCCTGTAATAGCCGCTGGAGTTGTTGCACCAATAATAGTACCGTCAATAGCACCACCATTAATATCAACAGTCGCCAAGGTAGCCTGTCCAGATGTCGATACAGTAGTAAAGCTACCTGCAGCAGCACTACTAGAACCAATAACTGTACCATCTATGTTACCACCATTAATGTCTGCAGTTGTTATTGTAGTTGTACCTGTAGCAGTTAGATCAGCAGCAGTAACTGTGCCTGTAAATGCTGAAGTACCTGTAACAGCTAGTGTACCTGATAGTGTAGTATTACCTGTTACACCAAGCGTACCCCCTACTGTGGCATTACCTGTAGCATCTACTGTAGTAAAGTCACCTGCAGCAGGAGTAGTTGCACCGATAGCTGCACCGTCAATGTTACCACCGTTTACGTCAATAGTTGTAAAGGTAGATGTGCCTGACGAAGTAACATTACCTGTAAGGTCACCAGTGACATCTCCTGTTACGTTACCAGTTAAGTCACCTGTTACGTTACCTGTTAGTGGACCTACAAGAGATGTACCTGTAATAGTAGTACCAGTTATTGCAGCAGGAGTAGTACCACCAATTACTGTATCATCAATTGTACCACCTGTAATAACTACAGAGTCAATGTAACCAATACCATCAATGTATAGGTCTTTAAACTCTGCACCTGATGCACCAAGGTCAACATCATCATCTGTTACAGGTTTAAGTACACCGTCTTCTAGTCGAATCTGTTCTACTGCAGCAGAAGAGACTTCATTGTAAAAACTGATTCGGTTATTAGCTGTGTCAATCACAACTTTGTTTAATGCATCAACGTCAGCAATCAGAGGTACGTAAGCACCTTCAGTAGAGCTACCATCGTGTTTGTGACCACCTGAGAAAGCAAACGCATCACGAATTGCATTATACTCTGCGTTTACTGGTGCAGCTTTAATAACCGCATTAGCGATAATGTCTGCTACCGACTGTCTGCTATAACCTGCCATTTTATAACCTGTCTCCTACTCCAAATGTAATCACTAGACCCTGAATACTGTGTGACGCATTGGAATCATTAGTTACGAATTTAAATGATGCTGACTTACCTGAACCTGAGATGTTAGTACGTTTAACTGGGGCAGGGTTACCATCAAAGATTGCGGTGCTATCATACAGTGCTTCGTTATAGTAAGCTGCAGCACCCTCTGTGCTTAAAGTAAAGTTTGTTGGACTCAATGTATCTACATCTTCATAGTCATACAAAGCAGACATAACGATCTCGTTGTCACCTTCAGCACGTAAGTATGTAGCTACAGTATAGAACACTTTACGTTGCTCTGGGTCTTGCATATGAAAGAACGGTGTCTGGAATACACTAAAGATGTCTGTACCGTCAAAGTCATTGCCTTGTTCTTGGCGGTGTACTTTACCGTTATCATCACCGTGGATTACATATTCGTACTGACCAATGTAGCCACTATCTGATGCTGTAGCTGTAATACCTAGCATCTGGCTATATTCAAACTGTAAGCCGTTAGGTGTTTGTCTAAAGCCACCAATAATACCTTGTGAGTCTGCAGCAGCAAAAAAGTAACGGAACTGTGTTTTTTGTCGTATGACTACTGCATTCAATCCTTCAAGATCAATGTCAAACACAATGTCAGTAAAGATAGACTGAATGTCTTTTGATACTGTCTCTAGGTTAACGTCACCAATCTTATCTGTACCAGAGATAGGACGTAAGCCATCTTGTGATAAGAAGAGTAGGTCACCACCAATCTCAATAACACTGTCTGAAGCCATACAACCTAGATCATCTGTAACTTCTTGTAGTACAAAGTTAGAGATGTTATCACCAGCAAGCTTACGAATGTTGTTAGTACCAAAGATGTACAACACATCACGGAAAGACTTGATAGCTACGATAGGGAAGCCCACGTTAATAACGCCTGAGCCATCAGCAGGAGCAAAGCTAGTCTCATCGTAAGGTGCACTAAAATAAAGATTCGTGTCTTCACTGGGATCACCTGCTAAGAACATATGGTTTTTAAATACGTGTGAGAACTTAGGTGCGCTGGGGGCATCTGCGTGTGTGATTTGCGTATAAGTTGTACCATCGTATGTAGCTGCAGGGTTAATACCGTCAGTAAGCATTACCTTTGGACTACCCCAGTTGTACTTAGTGAAACGTACCTTTGTTACACCAGACATTGTAGGCGAACCAGAAGTAGTTACTGCAACCCAAGCTGATGTAGCTGTATCCCAATAGTGTAGATAGTTAGAACCACTAGAAGGTGCACGGCAAGCTAGGATACCATCGTTGACACCGTTAGCAACACAAACACCTAGAACTTTTAGTGTACCTGGTACTGTGCCGTAGTCGTTACTAAATCCGTTGATCTTTCTATAACCACCAGTAACAGCAGGTTCATAGTTAATCAAAGAGATAGCTGAACCAGGTTGAGTCTCACCTTGTGATAGCACATCACGACTAGTGTTAAGACCGCCTTGGCAGAATACTTTAAAGGATGCTAAATTTTCAGCCATTAGACAATACTACTAATAGTGTTACTAAACGATTTATTTCTTTGAACCACTGTAGATCTGATATCTAGTGGGTCATCCATAAGTATACGTCTCATAGAACGAATACCGTTATCAAAGTTTTGTTGGTGAATAGCTGCACTTTGATCATTAGATCTAAATCTCATCATGTACATCATTGCACCATCAACAAGCACATGGTTAAATCTATCTGGAATTAAACAAGTATCATTAAAAAGAACAAGATCAGCTGGAAACTTCCAGTATACGTATTCTATTTCATACGAGTTGTCTGGTACAGGTGTTACACCAAACTTGCTTTCGTATGTTTGATAAATACGTTGAGGAGCAGATATACCAGAGCCTGAATCAGCTTGGTCATCAAGTCCACGATATCTTTGTGTGTATTCTTCAAAAGATATTGTAGGTAAAAAACTAGGGGTGTTGCTTGTAGAACTTAGCTGTTTAATATAAAAAGTATCCCAATCAACACTAGCAAAGTCAGCAGGAAAATCATAAAGTCTTGTTCCTGCAGTTAATGTTTGAGTATATGTAACTTTAAGAAAAGGCCACTCTTGGCCTGTCTGTAGGATATTTCTAATGGAGTTGTTAATAGCATCTTTAGCAAGTGCTTGTACGTTACGTACTGTATCAAAGCCATCACCAGCAGTATCTAGTGTAACTTCATTCAGTCTACGTAGTAATTCATTTACTAGAGTAACGTAAGTAGCCATTACAAAAATCCTTCAGATAGCCTAAAGGGGCCAGTTGCCCAGCCCCTCTAGTTTAGTTTAGTTAAACTTGATCACGGGCAACTTCTGCTGCACCTTTACCATCAACGTCCATTACCAAAGCCCAGACACGCAGTTTACCTGCAGTAGCTGTACCTGTTAGGGTGTCGATTTTAAGATCTAGAGTATCTTCTGCACCGATATATGCTATGCCAGGAACTGACGGAGCAACATCACCAACTGATTTACCAGCCATTGCATATGCTACAACGAACTCGTCATCATCAGCACCTGTACCAATGTCGAAAGTCAAAGCTGTAGCACCAGTAAGTGCTTCAGTAACTTCAACACCAGCAGCTAGGATAACTGTTTGTGCAGGAAGAGTAGCAACTGTGTTTGCACCAGCAGCCAATGCTGTTGCTTCAAGTTCTACTGAGATTGTACGCATTCCGTTAGGTGTCATGATTCAATCCCCCCTTACGCCAAGTTATATTTAGCTGTAGTGATTGCTTCTGGACGAAGAATCTTACGGCCATATAGATGCATACCACGAACGATGTCTGCAAATGAGTCAGGGTCACGGTATGTTTCAGTTTTGTTGATCTGCTCGGCAGTTGCAACAGCTGAGTCATGTCCAGCAACAATAACACCATAGTTAGCGTTTTGGTTAGCTGTACCTGTTGTTGCAGGACCAGTACCTACTGATGGTAGGTTGCTTGAGCTATATACACGGAAACCGTGGAAGTTGTTCAAGACTAGACCATTACGTAGGCCACCTGATTCACCGAAGTCTGCGTTGAATAGACGTGAGTCTTCATCACGAAGTACTTCCATGAATACTGGGTCAACAACGATCCAACGACCTTGAGTGTCAACTTGTTGTTGGTCAAGTAGACGACCCATACGAGCCACCATCATTGCTGGTGAAATCGTAGCAGTTGGTAGTGCTGTTGCACCTGGTAGACGTGCTGCAACAGGAATCGAATGGTCAGCAGCACCTGAAGTAGCGATGTTACCAAAGTCACCCTTCTTCAACTTCATTGAAGATAGCAATTCGTCTGAACCTGCAGTATCTACTGCTTTAGTACCGTTTACAGTGTCATTCACAGTATCAGCTTGCGTATGCAAAGATGACTGCTTATAACCTGATAGGTAACCAAGAACTTCTTGGTCATGCTGGTCAGCCAAGCGGTATGCCGCACGGTTGGTCGCAAGATCCATGAAATTTACGTGTGAGTGAGCTTCTTCGATATCATCGACCTTGAAGGCGAAGTAGTTGCTCTTGTCAACAACTAGAGAGAAGTCTTCATCGTCCAAGTCTTGTGCTGTGATCTGTGTGCCACGAGCATAAGACGAGACCGAAATTTCAGGTTCTTTAATGATACGCACTGTATCACCTTGAGCACTGATCTCACCGAAATAATCAGAGTTAGTGATATCACCAACTACTGTGCTTTTTCTGAAGGCAAGCTGAACCTTTTTGGAATAGATGACGCTGGAGAAATTACCGTTTGGTAAATTTCCGTAGCCACCTGCAGTTGTAAAAGCCATGATAAAATCCTCCTGATATTTGGCTTACTAAGCTAAACACCTTAAAGAGGCTGAACATTTTCTAGGGTGCAGAAAACACCTACTTGCGCTAGCAGGTGTACACTGGGCCTATACTTGAACAGGTAGTTCTTTTTAGTTTTAGACTTTTTATGAAATTAGGTTGAGACAAAAGGTAGTCGTAAAGAGGCTTTTGTCTCTATGCCTATAGTTATACTGTTGCTTTTTTATTTGTCAACAGCTTTATCTAGCATTGCCAGATACATCGTAAACAAATTTACCCGCACGGATAGCTTTGTTGATTTCCTCAGATCTAGCTTCAAACTCTTTGTCTGACATTTTAGCTACATCTGATTCACGAATAGTGTCACTTGCATCATCTACATCTACAGACGTTTTACTACGTCTTGTAACTGTTGAAGCTGCATCTTTAGCCTTAGCTTTCTTTGCAGTTTTAGTAAGGCCTTTATCTACTTTGTACAAATCAATAACACGTACTACTGACGCAGGGTCATCTGCATTTTCGTATAGTGCGTCTTGTACCCACTTAGGCTGTTCTTCAGCCCAGTTGTGGAAATCATCAGAAGCACGTAAGTCATCAAAGTCTTCGTGTGCTTTACGAATAGCATTTTCTGCTTTAACTCGTTCTGCTTCTGATTGTGCCTTGTCTAGCTCTTGTAATCTAGCATCTGCTTTACTGAACATTTCTTGAGCTTTTTTAGCAGCGATAGTTTCTACGATACCTGCTACATCAGGATATTGCTTTGCCCACTCTTCAATATCTTCATCAGACTTTGGAGGGACAATAGATTCTTTTACCATGCGTTTTTCAAAGGCTTCGAACTTTTCGTTCCACTCCTTTTCTTTTTCTTGCATGTGGCGTCTTAAATCGCCATAACGTTTTTTGAAGCTTCTTTCTTCTGGAGATAACGTTCCTTCTTCAACTTCTGAATCGGCCTCTTGCGCTTTGGCTTCTTCTTCTTGGGATTCATCTTCTTCGGTAGATTCTCCTCGTTGAGCAGCTTCAAGTCTTGCAATCTCCTTTTCTTCTTCTTCCAGTTTTAAACGTTTCTTTTCGTAGTTATAACCTCGATCAACAAATCCTGCTGTCTTTGGTGTTTCTACTTCTGCTAGTTCAGGCATTATATTCTCCTTATGTTGGGGCCAGCCGTAGCTGGGTAGCCTTATTTTTTACTTGCCATTCCGCCTTTTTTGTATTGGCGTTTTGCCTTCTTTTTTGGTGTAGCCATTAGGCCACCTTTATTTAGTAGGCCATAGTCAGGGTCTTCAGCATAACCTCCTGTTGGAGTTCCAGTAGAGCTTACAGATTGTGATGGCTGACTAGTAGACTGACCGCCATATTGTCCTTCACCTCTAGGGTCATCAGGTCTTGTGTCAGAACCTGTCATACCACCACCCGTTGTTGCAGTTGGTTGAGAAGCACTAGAAGGTGTTGACCCTAGTGTAGGTGATGTTGGTCCATCACCACCGTTATTTGAAGAACCAGTTCCTGTACCTGTATTAGTTCCTGTACCTGTACCTGTACCTGTGCCAGTTCCTGTACCTGTAGCAGCTGGTTTAGGTGTTACTCCTGCTTCTATTGCCTTATCAATATTTTCAAAACCATTTTTCTTAGCCCAAGCATTACCTTTTTGTTTACCTGTGGCAAGGTAGTCCTCTAAAAAGTCTAAGATACCTGGACCTTTTTCTATGATATCTGCAACTTGCTTATCATATTTAGCTGCAAGTTTATCAAACCCTTGTGCTTTAGCAATAAGTGCTGCAGCACGTAAGTCAGAGATTGCACTTAGCCCACCTCTAGCTGAACCACCCATTGCTGTAGCAAGACCAACTATTGGACTTCCAGTAATCAAAGTAGCACCAAATGCTTGTTCAGTTGTTTGATCTTTAGTTGGATCATAAGTAATACCAGCAACAAACTTTTCTAGACCTTCTGCACTGTTAAAGTCTGCACTAGCTAGCCAGTCTTTGTAAGGTTCTGTTGGTGGGGGTGTAGGACCACCTCCTCCGCCTCCGCCAGAGCCTTGGCCTTTTGGTTGCAGTGTACCATCATCTACTACGTAACCTTCAGAAATATATCTGTCGTAGTCTGCTTGAGTTGTTGCAGTAACTCTTACTCCAGTCTGCATATTAATCATATTAACTGGGGTAAATGCGGTTGTACCTGCTGTTGGTGAGGTAAAGGTAGTTCCAGTACCCGCACTTGGAAATATTGTAGAACCTAGTGGGAAGCCTATGAAACCTGCATTCTGAGCTTGTTGACCTGCTGCATAAAAGCCTTGTTCAGTTTGTTGCTGTGGAGTTGTAACAACACTAGAGCTGTTGTAGCCTCTTACTTCACCACCAGTTGCCATACCTGTTGTTGTAGGATTGCCAATGGCTGGGTTAGGTGGACTGTACAGGTCTTGCTGTTGTTTATACATATTGACAACACCACCTTCAGCCATACCCATCATCTCTTGAATAGCAGCCAGCTCTTCTGGGCTAAGGTCATCACCATCCATAGGACCACCAGCAGGAACAGGTTCACCACCAATTCTACCACGAGCTTCCATATCTTGCAAGCCCATTTTTGCATTATCTCGTAAATCCTCAAAGAATTTTACACCGTAGTATCTGACGACATCAGCGGGAACTACGTATTCCCCTTCAGATAACTGTGCAGGAATATCATCACGTACTTCTTTAGCTGTAGATCCTGGAGGCACTTCGTTACCTGACACAGGGTCTCTCATCATTCCATCGTCACGAAGACCACCGTCCTCGAATGCAAAACTCATTTGTTGGTTCATGTCTACTGTGCCTCCTTCGGCAAATTGTCTTGGCTTATCTACTTGAAACTGCTCTCTTAGTTTTGAGATGTCGATGATTGTACCTAACTTAGATGGTTCTTTAGCAGATTCTTTTAAGGTTTCTTCAACTATTTCTTCTGTGGGATCTTGAAGCATGTTAGCTATCATTTGATCTATCTGATTAGCTACTTCTGGTGTTACTTCCGTATCTGCACCACCAGCCAACAAGTTTTGTAAAGCCTGATCTTCGGGTGTTAATTCACCCCCCTCGTCCACAGTAAAAAACAGATCCGTATCGTTTTCGTTAAAAATCTCATCTATATCATCTAAATCAATATCATCTTCAGGATCATATACATCTGCTATATTTTTATAAGGTAGTTCTACATCTCTGTGGACAGTTACAGGATAGTTTTTCTCTAAGTCTTTAAGGGCTTTGTCTAAGTCTGTAACATAAGTTCTATAAAACCTGTCACCTTTATCGTCAGGTTCTATAGTTCTACCTCTAGCTAAAGCAATTCTTTCCGCAGGTGGAATAACAATTTTATCTACACCTTGTTGATCAGCCTTAGCAATAAGAAGTTTTAATGCTTCTTCAACAGTCTGTTTATTTTTTCTTACTGGGGGTAATGCAGTATTAGTCTCATCTCCTAATAATTGTTCAGTATCTTTAATTTCACGAAATCGTTCATACATACTTTGAACAAAATCATTATCAAAATCCTCTCCTAAGTTTTTATTTTTTATTTCCTTCTTTACAGTATCATAATATTCTTTTATTTCGTTTTCATATGTATCTAATAACTCGTCGTAGTTAAGTCCAAAATCTCTTGAATAAAAATCAAACGCCTCTGTAGCTCTTTCATAATCTTCGGAGTCTGGATTTACATAAAACCTTTTAACCCCCTGATCGTTAGTTTGACTTATAATTATATCGTTATAAACAGTACCATCTGGACCTGTAAATGCAATACGATCATCACCGTAAAGATAACCTGGCCCATTAGCCTTGTCTACTAAATCTCTAAAGACTTGATGGATATGAGTAGAATTAACTCCCTGCTTGTTTATGTAGTCCATGATTTCATCAAAATCTACATAACTAACACCATCTACAGTACCCCTGCTGGCAATATCATCTATAAAATCTCTTTTTCTTCTATCCTTAAATTGTGGATTACCGTTGCGATTTAGTGCACCTGGCCTAAATACAGGACGTAACCTTAAAGGTTCTTCTGGCATCTCTAAATTTTTACTATCTAAAGTTTTAATTAAACTCTTTAGTTCGTTAGTTACATCCCCATAAGCCTCTTGAAAGGTAACTTGTGTACCTGCCATAGTTTCATTTGCAGCTCTATCAAAAGCAGTATCAAAAGAATTTTTAGGTTTTCTGTAACCTTTTTGCAAAAGGTCTGATTGTATCTCTTCTACTAATAAATACTTATCTTCTCTCCCAATAATACTTTTAAATCTTGGACTTAATGTTTCATTAACATCATAGCCAACCATAGCATCTACAAAACTACCCCTAACGTGAGCTGTTGTTCTTGGATCAAAGTGTTGTGAGTTAGCTTTAAAGTCTTTACCAGCAGTTTGAGCTATAATAGGTATTGAAAAATAAGAGTTTTTATTTGTAGGATAGCCTGTAAAACCTACTTCACTTTGACGTTGAATATTTTCAAACGCAGTAGGTCCATCTAGACTAGCCATACTGTAGTATAAAGACTCTGGTGAACCTTGTGGACGATTTGGTGGTCCTTTAGTTACAGCCTTTAAAAGTTCTTCTCTAGAGTATCTTTTGTTAGGATCTACAAGACCCTCTTTATAAGAGCTTGGAGGAATAGACTCAGCATTTTTTTCAAGCAGTCTTAAAAACTCTGCCCCTGTCATACCTTTACTAGGAAAAGAGTTAGTCATTGTAAGCTTACGTGTAAACTCTGCAATAGGTTCCCTAAACCTTATAAGACTTAAATTACTTATACTAGCTTGGTCTCCCCTTGGATCAAATACTGGTTCATCTTTAGGTATATACGTAGGTGGGTTCTGCCCAGTAAACCCTGCACTTAGAGATTGAGTTGTAGCCCTATTTGTAGGTGTCGCAGACAAAAACTCTCTGTCACCAGAAAGCATAGCTTTAGTTTGACCTACAACATCTGCTTTAAGACCACTTGGAATTGCAGCACCAGCTACAGTAGTTGTAACCTTAGCTGCAGGTACAAGCTCTAGTGCAGTG